GATGAACTTATCTACAGTATTATTGTATTCTACTATAGATCATAGATGGCTGGATGAGTGTCTATCTGCTGCCTGTAAAGTATCGGACGAAGTTATATTGGTAACGTGTGAAAGATTTTGGAATGGAGACTTTGAAAACGAACAACTAGTCTTAGACAGTATAGCTATTTGTAAGAAATACGATAATGTAAAATATATTACTTTGCCTTGGGAACTAGGTCATCCAGCTTTCTTTTTTGAAGTGCAATGCCGTAGTGTAGGAATAACGTATACAAGCGCAAATACAGATCATATTTTATTTTTAGATACTGATGAAATTATAGAACCCGACAAATTTAATAAATGGATACAGACAGAAGAATATAAACAGTATGACTCTATGGCAATAGGAAACTATTGGTATTTTAGAGACAAAAACATTAGAGCTAAAAATTTTGAGGATAGTCCGATTTTAGTTAAAAAAGATTTAATATATCTTAATGGTCAAATTATTATAGATATACTTCCTTGTGGTAGAGATCAATATCATTCATACCTTGATTGTAAGAAAAAAAGTATGATATTAGATCCAGATGGCAAACCTATGGTACATCATTATAGCTGGGTTAGAACTAAAGATGAAATGATACAAAAAGTTAAATCGTGGGGACATAATAAAGATAGGGATTGGCTTAGCTTAATAGAAGAAGAATTTAGTAGACCATTTAATGGCAAGTGTTTTGTTCATAACTGGGAATTTGAGGTATTAGACAATGTTTAATATAACAGATATACAAAAAAAAGAAATTAATCTGTTGGATTTATCTACAGTAATACAGAATTTAGAATCTAGGAGCTATTTTTTATTAGGTCCTGGACAAGAACACTACTTGTTATTGTCTTATATAAGTACTTTATGTAATCAGGCTCTTTTATATGACATAGGCACATATCGTGGATGTTCTGCTGTTGCTATGTCTTATAATTCTAATAATATAATTAAAAGTTTTGATATAGTAGACGTTAAAACTGTTAAAAATGAACCGTCAAATATTGAATGGATTATTGGCAATTTTATGGAACAGCCGATAGAAGAAATTCATAGTTCTCCATTTATCATGTTGGATATAGATCATACTGGAGTAACTGAACAAAAAATATTAGACTTTTTAATTGATAATAATTGGCATGGTAAATTATTACTAGATGATATTAATCTTAATCAAGAAATGAAAAATTTTTGGAATGGTATTAGTTACGAAAAGTATGACCTTACAGACATAGGACATTGGTCTGGGACAGGACTTGTTATTTTATAATGAAAATATTCTATAGAATTAGCGACTCTGGATATGATAAGGTTAAACCCGACTATATTAACAATGAGAACTGTCTGCGTAATTTTTGTTGGCATTTTAATTCTGATGATATAGATGTGATAGCAGATAATATTTCTGATGATACTTATAATATGATTTGTAGGCATATTAAAGCAGATAATATTACTAAGGTCAGCATAGGTCATGGTGCTGGTACTTTTAATTTAGCTCTTGATAAAGCATTGCAATTAAATGATAGTGAATATGTGTATTTTGTAGAAAATGATTACTTGCATTTGCCTAATAGTTATAATGTTTTAAAAGAAGGATTAGATTTTGGTGTTGCGTATGTTACCTTATATGATCATCCTGATAAATATTTAGATCCTAGTCTTGGAGGTAATCCTTACTGTCAAGGAGGTGCAGAAAATACTAAAGTTTTCCTGACTCATTCTACGCATTGGAAAATCACTAACTCTACCACTATGACTTTTGCTACAAGAGTTGAGTGTCTACGACAGGACGAAGAAATATTAAGACGTTGGACTAATGGTACACATCCTGATGATTTTAAAATGTTTATTGAATTAAATCAAAAGGGTAGAAATATTATATCTTCTATACCTAGTTTTGCTACTCATGGAGAAACAAGATGGTTGTCTCCTTTAGTAAACTGGAGGAAGAGTGTTTAGGTTTACTTATGATATTAATAAATTTAATTTTAGTGAAAAGCTGTCTTCTGTTTTTCAAGTAGATAACCTAAATCATATAACCAACGACATATCCGTATTAGACAGATCTCATGATCAACTTACTAAGCATCACCAGCAATTCTATAAGTGGATGAAACAGCCAGAGTTCTTTTCTCTTTATGAGACTTTTATACAGGAAAATGTAAGACCACTATATAATGATAAAATTGTAGTGCAAAAGTATCCTACGTTTAGAATATGCTATCCTAATAATGTAGCTATAGGCGAATACCATAAAGATAAAAATTATAGAGATGCTAATTGGGCATTACAAGTCAAAGAGCTAAATTTCTTTTTGCCCTTTACAAATGCTTTCGATAGCAATACTATATGGGTAGAGTCAAAAGAAGATAAAAAAGATTTTACGGCTATGCATTGCAAATATGGGGAATGTATACGCTGGGATGCTTCTAATTTAACTCATGGGAATATGATTAATCAAACAGGCCAAAGTCGTGTCAGTGTTGACTTTAGGGTTATAGAATATGATAATTATATACCTAGCGAAACAGGATCTATAAATCAGAATATGAAATTTAAATTAGGAGATTATTACAAATTATATGATTAGTGTTATTATTCCAACCCTGAATACTCCCGAAGCTTTAGATCTATGTCTACAGTCTGCCATAGAGGGACAGAGTCAACTAAATGAAATAGTAGTAGTTGTAGATGGGCATTTTGATATTAATAAAAAGGTATTAGAAAAATATTCTAGTCAAATACATTCATTAATTTTAGATAATAATGTAGGCACTTCCAAGGCAGCAAATTTTGGAATATATACAGCACAATATAATAATATTTTAATTGTAAATGATGATAATGTGTTTCCTAAAGATTGGGATACAATATTATCAAAGATAGATATAAGCAACGCTGTGGTTGCACCCAATCAAATAGAACCATATAATAGTATATTCCCTCAGTTTCATATACATGATTTGGGAAGAACAATTGAAGATTTTAGTCTAGAAAAATTTTGGGAGTATGAACCAACTTTACGTCAGGACTTAATCGAAGACACAGGATCTACATATCCTATATATATTGATAAATTTAATTTTTTAAGATGTGGAGGCTTTGATAGTGACTATCCCGGTTTACCGGGTATGGTAGCAGATTGGGAGCTTTTTATGAAATGTGAAATGAACGGATTAAAAATGCTTAGAAGTTATCAACTATACTTTTATCATTTTGTTTCAATATCTCATAAAACCCCTGAGCGAATTGCTAAATCACAACAAGACGAAAAAAATTGTCATCTATTTTTCAAACACAAATGGGGTCAGTTTGCACAACATAATCCAGAAAACAACTCTAAGTTATTAACAAGGAAAGAAAATGCCTAAATCAATTTTAGTTACAGGAGCAGCAGGCTTTTTAGGTTCTCATTTTGTAGAAGAACTATTAGTCAATACAGATTGGAATATCGTGTGTCTATGTAGATTAACCTATGTAGGTGATTTGGAAAGACTATTAGAAAGCCTACATGTTAGAGAACATGCAGATAGAATTAAATTAGTTTATCATGATTTAAAATTTGAGATTCCTCCTCATATGGAAGAGTCTATTGGCAATGTAGACTATATTGTACACATAGCTGCTAATAGTCATGTAGACCGTAGTATTATATATCCTAAACAATTCTTCGAAGACAACGTAATGGGCACGGTTAATCTACTAGAATGGTATAGAAAAACTAATCCCAGTGCTTTATTTATTAACTATCTAACAGATGAAGTGTTCGGTCCTGCTCCAGATAATTATGACTTCAAAGAAGACGATAGATGGAGACCAAGTAATCCTTATAGTGCAAGTAAGGCTGGGCAAGGTGCAGCCGGTATCGCTTACTGGAATACATATAATCTACCAATTATTAGTACCTATACAATGAATTTATATGGGGCTAGACAGCATAAAGAAAAGCTAGTAGCTAAAGCTATCAGTAAAATACATAATGATGAAATTATACCTATCCACGCTAAGATGGATGGAGATAAAGTTTTATATGTAGGACAACGACATTGGTTACATGCTCGTAATGCAGCTAATGCTACGTTATTCTTACTAAAACATGGTAAGCCGGGAGCTCATTATAATGTTGTCGGAGATACAGAACAACACAATGATGATCTAGTAAAATCTATTGCTGAACTTATGGGCAAAGAAGCACGAATCCAATATGTAGATTGTGATAAAGCTAGACCTGGGCATGATAAGAGATATAGTTTAGACGGTTCTAAACTTAGAAATATGGGTTGGCAACAACCTATTGACTTTCAAACTTCTTTACAAACTACAATTGAATGGGTGTTAAATGATCAGTCTAAAAAATATAGTTTCTAAATCCTTAATTGCCTTTGTAGACACACTTGTAGACACACGTAGTGTAAGTCGAGCATGGGAATTTGCTAAATATAATAGTGTATGGGTAGAGGAATTTGATACTGTAGTTTATAGTGTTAATGGGGACAAAGCATATATTGAAGGTTTCAGATCAGAAATCGATAATATATTGAGAAAACCAAAAGTTGAAATATTAGAAAGTGAGAACCTTGGTCATACTTTTGGCACCTTTGATAATGATAGAAAAATTTTTGATTACAGCAAAGATAAAGACTATGAATATATTTGGAAACTATCCAATGATATTATAGCAGATGCAAGTATTTTTGATGTAGAAATCGACGAATCTAAAGATTTTTTCTATATAAATAATATTGGCTATGCTGCTTTTACAGATACTACTAAAAAACAATTAATAGCAAATATAAAAGATCAGTCGTACTTTTATCCCCAAACCAACTATTATATTATTAAAAATAAGGTTAAGAATTGGTATCCGTCATATGAGGAAACCATTGATTTAAGAAATCAATTTGAAGAAAAGCAAAAGGATAATCCAAAGATAACTCCTTGGGAAGCCATAGAAAATTGTGACTGCGAACATATGCTTGCTAAAACCGTTAAAGAAAATAACCTACAACCATATCATTTGTTGTCGGATATTGAAACTGAAAATATAGTTAATTTTGTTCATCAATATAGGGTTGGTGATGGTAGCCATAAAAATATTGCATATAACAGTATTGGTAATTTGTGTCACTATCATGTTATTAATCATCCTGTAGCAGCCATACTATCTGAACCGCAAACTTTTATAAGTGAAAAAGAACACAATAAAAACATGGAATCCAAAACAAAGCCACAAAACGTTGATATGGTTCTCAAAAAAAAGGTCCACTTAAATTAACATGATACATTCGACAATAATATCTGATTGTGTATGGATTGAACCGGTTAAATTTGAGGATAAAAGAGGAGTATTTTCTGAAACCTTTAAAAGCTCATTTCTGCCCCACTTTAAACCTGTCCAGACAAACTATAGCTTTTCTAAAAAGGGTGTGTTACGAGGTGTTCACAGAACTCCTTATGCCAAATTAGTCACTTGTGTCAAAGGCAATGTCTATGATGTTTGTGTGGATTTAAGAACAGATAGCCCAACTTATAACTTTTATTTTGGCTTGATTTTACATGAGACTGTACTTAATAGTCTATATATCCCTCCGTATTGTGGACATGCTTTTATAGCTATGACAGATTCTGTGCTGGTTTATCAACAGGATCACGAATATGACAAAACTATGGATGAAGCATATTGTTATGGTGACTATGATATAAACTGGCCAATTCCTCCTACAATCATTTCTGATAAAGATCAAAACGTCTGTGACTGATACAATAAGACTACCTGAAAATTTTAATTGGAAATACTACTTAGCTGTAAATAAAGATTTATGTTATATAGATACTAAAGAGGAAGCAGTGGCTCATTGGCATAGACACGGGTACGAAGAGAATAGAAAATATTGTCCAGAAAAACCATATTCTTTGAGTGTTGAAAGATTTTTTCTTCCCGTAGATTCTACATTTTTTGACAACGATACTTATAAAAATATAGATAAGGTATATTGTATTAATCTTAAGGACAGAACTGATAGATGGGAACACCTTAGTGATATACCAAATGTAGAGAGATTTGATGCCATTAGAACTACTGATGATATACAGAAGTATACTGAATATAATTTAGATTATAATCCTGTAGATCTAGAAGCTGCAATTTATTTTCATATACATAAGGGTGCGTATGGGGCTTATCTAAGTCATTATTTGTTGTGGAAGAAAATAGTAGAAGAAGATATAGATTGTGCTTTAATTCTAGAAGATGATATCTGCAAAGATTCTTTAAATCATGTATTAGATTCTAATATCCTTAGTGCAAATAGCTACGATCTAGTACAATTATCTAAAAGAATAAAATTTGATTTATACGACAACATTGTATTCGATGGAGCAGAGGCGTATTTGTTGTCTAGACAAGGAGCAAAGATTTTAATTTCTCTAACACAATATCCTTTTTTCTTTGATAGGTTAGGAGTTCAAAAATTTAATAATCTGAATTATTTTAATTGTGAAACCTATTCTTGGTCAGAACAACCTGCTATCACTTGTGCCGTAGATAAGTTCATGGGCTATGCTTGTCAAACTGATTTACTAAATTTTTTTCCATATCCGGTAATTGATATTAATAATTCTGTAGCCAGTAATTCAGATATAGGACTGTCAGAGGGTATTAATGCTTGGAATTTTGACCAAGATACTATTGTACACTATTCGAAACTATTAGGAGAACGTAAATGAATAGAATCAATTGGACATCATATTTTATGGGTATTGCAAAGGTGGTTGCCCACAGAAGTCATGATATGCACACTCAACACGGTTGTGTAATTACAGATAGAGACAATCATATCTTATCAACAGGGTATAACGGTTTTCCTAGAGGTGTAGATGATAGTATCCTACCTACACATAGACCAGACAAATATCATTGGATGATTCATGCGGAGCGTAATGCGTTAGCTAATTGTCTTACTAGACCAGAAGACGGAATAGCATATGTTACAGGACAATGCTGCAATGACTGTGTGATGGCCTTGTGGCAACACGGAATTACAAAAGTTGTCATGATGGATAGTCATGGAACTAAACTTTTTGATGAGGAAGCACAAAAAATATTTGACATGTTTGTACACCAAACAAAAATAACGGTAGAAAAAGTTAACCCAGACTTTTCTTGGGCAGCTAAAACCTTCGGTGTATAATCTTGTTAAGATAAGTAATTTTTTTCTCATGGCCTTGCAAACTCTAACCCAATGATTTATCATATGTGTATGACAGAATCAATTCTCTACAGGCCAAAATCATAGAATTTCTAAGGAGCGAATATGTCGGCGTTAAATGAATTACAGAATTATACCTTTGTTAGTAAGTATGCCCGTTGGATAGAAAGCGAAAATCGTAGAGAAACTTGGAAAGAAGCAGTAGATCGTGTTAAAGGAATGATGCATAAGCAATATGCTGATAAAGACGTTTCTGAACAGATTGATTGGGCTTATGACTTAATGCTTAAAAAGAAGGTACTAGGAAGCCAAAGAGCTTTACAATTCGGTGGAGAACCGATTCTCAAGCGTCACGCCAAAATATATAACTGTACTAGTTCATATTGTGATCGTTTAAGATTTTTTCAAGAGTGTTTCTGGTTATTATTGTGTGGTAGCGGCACAGGATTTAGTGTTCAAAAACATCATGTTGCAAAATTACCTAATCTTTCTACGAATAAAAAAGATAAACGTAAAGGTGTAAAATATAAAATAGAAGACAGTATTGAAGGTTGGGCAGACGCTTTAGGTGTTTTGTTAAGTTCCTACTTCAATAAGCCTGCTGAAGAAAAATTTAAAGAATATAAAGATTTGTATGTAGTTTTTGATTACAGCAACATTAGAGAAAAGGGTGCTCAGTTATCTTCTGGCGTAGGTAAGGCCCCTGGTTTTGAGCCACTACAAAATGGTTTGGAAAAAATTAGAGAATTATTAGAGGCATGTGTTGAAAGCAAACAAAAAAAATTACGACCGATCGATGCTTATGATATTATTATGCATAGCAGCGATGCTGTACTATCTGGTGGTGTTCGTAGAAGTGCGTCTTTAGCATTATTTAGTGCAGATGATGAAGAAATGGCTAAAGCTAAAACAGGCAACTGGTATGTAGATAGTCCACAGAGAGCTAGAAGCAACAACTCGGCACTATTATTAAAAGACGATACTACGTACGAACAGTTTGCAGAACTTATGGAGTCGGTTAAAGAATTTGGCGAACCGGGTTTTATCTGGAGTGATTCTACCGAAATGACATTTAATCCCTGTGTTGAAGTTGGTATGTGGCCTGTTGATGAAAAAACAGGAAGGTCTGGTTGGCAAGGATGTAATCTCTCTACTATTAATTGTTCTTCTGTTGTTGATGAAGAAGACTTTTATGAAAGATGTAAAGCTGCTGCTCTTATTGGTACATTACAAGCTGGTTTTACGAATCTAGAATATTTAGGGAATACAACTAATGCTATCTTTGAGAGAGAAGCTTTATTAGGAGTATCCTTAACTGGTATTATGGAAAAGCATGAATTAGTACTTACTGAAAAGGTGCTAAAGAAGGGTGCTAAAATCGCTGTTGATACTAACAAAGAATTAGCCAAGAAAATAAATATCAATCAAGCAGCAAGAGTTACCTGTCTAAAGCCTGAAGGTACTAGCAGTAGTATGTTAGGTACTAGTTCAGGTATTCATCCTCATCATGCAAAGAGATACATTAGACATGTACAAGCTAATATTTTAGAACCTCCATATTTATATTTTAAAAGCTATAATCCACAAGCATGCGAAAAATCATCTTGGTCAGCTAATGATACTGATGAAGTTGTCAAATTCCCTATCGAGGTTCCTGATGGTTCTAAACTAAAGAATCAATTGCCTGCTGTAGAAATGTTGGGTGTCGTAAAAGATGCTCAAAGAAACTGGGTTCATTCTGGGAAAAACAGATCTCTATGCACTCAAGATTTTTTAAGTCACAATGTAAGTAATACTGTTACTGTACAACCTGATGAATGGGAAACTGTCACTAAATTTATTTATAATAACAGAAAATTCTTTGCTGGTATTAGTCTTATTCCACAAAGTGGAGATAAAGATTATCCGCAAGCTCCCTTTACTACAGTCTATACAAGTAGAGAGATAGTTAAAGAATATGGCGATGCAGCGTTATGGTGTTCTGGATTAATTGAATTAGGCTTAAATGCTTTTGAAAATAATCTATGGTCAGCATGCGATTATATTACTCTTAAACAAGGAGGAGAAAAAGACTCAGAGGACAAAAAGTTATTTGCATTAAAAATGCATAGATTTGCCACTAAGTATTTTGACGGAGACTTTAAACGTGTCACTTACTGCATGAAAGATGTATATAACTGGAAAAGATATAAAGATCTCTATGAGAGCTTTACTAAAGTTGATTATACACAACTACTAGAAACTGAGGACAATACCGTAGGAATAGAGGAAATTAGTTGTGCCGGTGGCGCTTGTCTGATTTAGTCTTGATCCTAATGAGGTAAAATTTTGAGAAAAAAGAAAAAAACAAATGCAAACAAAGGTACTATACACATACAGGGAAATAAGCAAAGTGCTGAACAACCAGAAGATATAAAAATTGGATTTAAAAATAGGTTAAAGCCTAGAAGTTTAAATCAAAGAGATTATATTAGAACGGTTGCTGAAAATACTATTTCCTTTTGTCAGGGTGTACCCGGTAGTGGTAAAACACATATTGCTGTGGGTATGGCATTAGAATATCTATTAGAAGAACAAGTTAAAAAGATCGTTATCACCAGACCTATTGTAGAAGCTGGTGAGAAACTAGGGTTTTTACCTGGTTCAGCAGAAGATAAACTTCATCCATATTTACTACCATTGTTTGATGAGATAGAATATTTCTTACAGATGCATCATTTTAAGAAATTAAAATCTCTTAGACAAATTGAAATAGTTCCTCTGGGTTTGATGAGAGGACGAAGTTTTCATGAGTCATTTATTATTGCCGATGAATGTCAGAATGCTTCTTATGATCAATTAAAGATGCTACTTACAAGAATTGGTATTGACAGTAAGATGGTTTTAACAGGTGATTTAGACCAATCCGATTTACAAAGTCCTAGACAGGGTGGCTTGCAGTCTATTATTGAAAGACTCCAAGATGTAGATGGCGTAGGTTTTTCAAAGTTAGAGACATCAGATATTGTTCGTAATCCTATTATAGCTGATATTGTTCATAGGTTATGACAAATCATGAAGATTGTTTGGTTTTAAATGCTGACTATTCTCCAATCGGTATTATCGATTGGAGAAAAGCTATGGTATGGTCATTTAGATATACGAACTTTCAATACTCTGGCATAGAAATTATAGATTATTATAATAATGACTATATAATGGGTGTGCGTAAACATTTAAAAATTCCTGCTGTAGTCAAAACTACTAAGTTTTTTAAAGTACATAGTCATAATGTGATATTTTCTCGTAAAAATTTATTTATTAGAGATGATTATACATGTCAATATTGTGGAGATAAGCCTAGTGTAAGTCAATTAACTTATGATCATGTTATACCAAAATCTAAATGGCCATACCCTAAAACCTCATGTACGTCTTGGACTAACATCGTAACGGCCTGTTTTAAATGTAATTGTAGAAAGGGTAACAAAACTATACAACAGGCAGGCATGACACTTAAAAATCAACCAGTGGTTCCACAAAAGACAAGAAAATACTTGCATGTAATGCATCAGTTGCTTACTATAAGGAAAGATATTCCAACCGAATGGAAACTGTACGTTAAAGATTTTATAAAATAATGCCAACCTATACATATTTTTGCGAATTGTGCATGAAGTCTTTCGACTTATTCGCTACTATGAACGACTATAAAGATATACAAAAGTGTCCAAGCTGTAAAAGAACTTGTCCGAGAGACTATGATGACATGTTAACACTAAGTAGTTCTGTAGTAAAATCTGATTCCGAACTTAGTACTATTGGAGATTTAGCAAATAGAAACAGAGACAAATTAACAATAGATCAAAAAGCAGACTTGGATCGTAAGCATACCCAATACCAAGACAATAAACTTAAAGATGAATTAACTAAAGAATTACCCAAGGGCATGTCACGAATGGCAAAACCTAAGTATAAACCTAAATGGAGATGACATGGCATTTTTCCAGCAGCAAGATAATATTTATAAAAGAGAAACAAATATTAATGATGAAGATTTAACATCTGTATTTTATACATTGTCAGGACAAGAAGATGAAATCATAGATGATAAACCCATTAAATCTACAGAAGGTGAAGAAGTATATGCTAAAGTACTTCAGAAAAAAGACGGATCATACAAATATATGATTAGAACATCTGCTGATGGCAAACTATATAATCCAGTGTCAATTTATGGTCAAGAAAAAACTAATGGTTTTTTAGATAGAATATGCAGATCTAATGATAAATTTAAAACAGTTAATGAAAAAGCTTTTAACTGGTATGTGCAATTTTTAAGTAGTAAAAATCTAAGCTGGTTTCATAATGCAGAAAGAGAGATTGAATAATGGGTAGAATTAATAGGACACAAAAATATGCAGCTATGTGGCTACACAGTCAGGGTTGGGATTTGACTAAAATTGCCAATGAACTAGAGTTGACAGATGCTCAAATAAAAAATGCTATTAAAAGTACCACAAATGATAATGGTATTAAAACAAAATCTAGCGTAGTGTCTAAAGATCCTAGATCATCTAATTTGATGATTACAGAAAGTAATTCAGGGTCTCATAAAGTTTCTGTAATGACTAAGGCAGCTTCAGAACAAAATGATGCTATTAGCAAATCACATAGAGACAAACCTTCTCCAGATAACCCCAATATTTTTAAGCCATATGGATAATGATCTGTTTGATTCACTAGACTTATCTAAAGAAGAACTAGAAATTCTTGAGTCTATAAATACAAAATTTCAAGAACAATTAGATAAAACTAAAGAGGATGTTAAGGCAAATCCTGATAAGTATTTAGGTGGTCAGGACATACTAAGTGATCATCCTTTAGAACCAAGACATATTACTGATTATGATAGAGAGCTATACATATCTCTAAAAATAGAAATGACAGCTTTAGATGAAAAATGTAATTTTAAAGAGATTACTCAAATAGTTGATAATGCATATCATATACCTGTACCTTCTGGAGTAGATTATCAGGTAAAGGTTGATAAATTTGTAAATAAATTTGATAAGGAACTAGGAGATTGCGCAGAAAAAATTAGCATTAGTAAAGATGACGACAAAAAAGAATAGTTATATTTCAAAATACTCCAATGGTAAATCCGTCTCTCCTGCTCAATATATTACAGAGCTTGTTTGTGAAAGAAAAGCACAGAAAGACAAAAAAGATTTACACTACAGATTCTGGTTGTCTAAAGAATGGGAAAAGTATTTTAAAAATCAAATAGGTTCTGCTCATAAGCTTCTTAAGACCTATTCAGATAAGGCAATAGTAAAAGCATTGTTAACAGCAAAAGGTAAGAAGATCTACTCGTTGCGAGCACCCCATCTTCCTGATATGATAGAACAGGAACAAAAGAGGCTGGATGTGGAAAACAAATTATTTACTAAAGAAGTAGATAGAAAATCAGAAGTTTCATACAGCAAACCAAAGACCAAAAAGGGTATAATTTCCAAGCTAGAGGATTTAGACAATGGCACTTAAAGAAGATATTAAAAAACAGTTTGGTGATCAGGTAGTTCTGTCTGGTAATTCTATTGTTGATAAGGATCAAATTATTATTCCGGTTAGTCCAGCATTAGACTTAGGTCTAGGAGGAGGTATTCCAGAAGGTAGTTTTGTTATTTTTACTGGTCAGCCTAAATGTGGTAAAACAACATCGTCTTTGGATTTCACTGCGTCAGCACTGAACAAAAAATATCAGGGCGCTCTAGAAAAACCTCGCCAAGCGTATTACCTGAATATTGAAGGCAGGTTAAAGAAAAGAGATTTACAGGGGATAAAAAACTTAGACTTAGATCGTTTTGAAATTATTGGTTCTCAGCAAGGTAAAATTTTACATGGCGAAGAATATCTAGCAATTGCAGAACGTATCATTAATGAAATTCCTGGTTCTATTATTATCATAGACTCATATTCTGCATTATGTACAGAAGCAGAAATTACATCTGAAATGAGTAAAATGCAAAGAGCAGATGGTGCTAAGTTATTAGCTAAATTTTGTCGCAAGGTAGCTAATGTGATACCTGTGAATAAAAATATCGTAATTGGCATTACTCATTTGATGGGTAATCCTACAGGATACGGTAAAGCATTCAAAGAAAAATCAGGTCAAGCCGTAGCGTATCAAACAGATGTAAAGTTATGGGCTGAACAGGTAGAAGCATGGAATGAACCAGCTACAGGACCACAGATTGGTCAAAAAGTTACATGGAAAATAGTGACTTCTGCACTTGGTCCTCCGGGAGCTAAGAGTGTTAGTTATTTACGTTATGGTCATGGTATAGATGGTGTGCATGAGTTAACAGAATTGTGTGCAGATTTGGGGATTATAAAAAAGGGTGGTGCTTGGTATACTTTGATATCTGTTAAGGATACCCCTAAATTTCAGGGAGCAGCAAAGGTTAGAGACTATTTAACAGCCAATCCTAAAGTTGCAGACCAATTACACAAAGAGTTAAAGGAAATGATGGGACTCACAATATGAGCAGGACTGTTGTTGACTTAGATGGAAGTATCGTAAAGTTAAATCTCTCCAGAGGTATTACTCGCGCTTCTGGGAGAAATACTAGATCCAAATACCATATTGCAGCAAGACAACTAATTAAAGAATGTTTTCCCACGCTACAAGTGTGCGAAGAAATAACAGTGCCTCTAAAAAAAGGACACACAGTATATTTAGATTTTTTCCTACCTTTGAATAATAAATGTATAGAAGTTCACGGAGAACAACACTATAAGTTCATTCCTCATTTTCATCAGACTATGATGGGTTTTGCTAAACACAAACAAAGAGATAGAGAAAAACAAGAATGGTGTGACTTAAATAGTATTGAATATATTGAGTTACCATATAACGAAGACATTGAACAGTGGAAGCGGAGAATTCTAAATGATGAATACAGCAAAGACCTCTAAAGAGCAGGTCGAATTTTGGGATAGTGTTTTAGATGATTATGAAAAAGGCATTGGTCTTCCTAACTATTCTAATGATAGTTTACCAGAACAAGAATTACAAGAATATTTAACAATGAATAGAAATGTACTTGAAAAATTAGATATAGTACAGTGTGCAGAAATTGCATATAGAATTGGCCAATACGGTTTCCATGTTCAAAGAACTTTGAATCGTGAACAAGCCCGTATGAATTGGGCTGAGAATGAAATAAAGATTACAATTGCAGATGAAATTAATAATTATAAAGGTTATGGATATATAGAAAAATCTTCACAAGCTATTAAACACAATGACAAAGCAAACCAATTAAATAAAATTGTGACATTTGCTAAACAGCGTATGGATCGTTTAACTTACTTATCTAGTTCATTAAAAAATCTTTCAGACATTTTAATTTCTATACAAAGAGCAAAAGGGATGGTAAAAAATGGGTGAGAATCTTTCGGAAAACCAAATCAAACAAATGATTGATATGTTAAAAAATATGTTGCCAGAAGAATCCTCTGGCGATACACCTGAAGAACCTGCTACTCCTATAAAAACCAGAGGTAGTAGAAGGCCACAATTTGTTGAAAATAAATTCGATAGTATGGCTGAGAAGAATTTACATAAAGCAGATGTAGCAATAGATAAAAAATTAAACCAATATGGCCCTACTCCTAGAACACGAACATTTAAAATGGTCAAAGTTACGTGTAGGGTTTGCGGAAAAACGGAAGAGATTAATCCTAATATGTTAACTGACAGTCCACAGAGATATAAATGTAACGATTGCTCAAGGAGTGCTGGATAATGGTACTTTCGGATACAGCAGCAGAAAGAGCAGTACTAGCTGGTGTTTGCCAATATGGAGATGATGCATATCTTGATATAGCAGATATTGTACAAGATACATCTTTTACTGTGGATAGTAATAAAATTATTTTTCAATGTTTAAAAACTATCTTTGAAAGAGACCATAAGGTTTCTATTGATGTTGCTCTAATCTTTTCTACCGCTGAAGAATTAGGTCTTTCTAATGTATTTAATAAAAAAGAAGAAGTACAACATCTGAAGGCTGTTTTAGATTTTCCCGTTAATCTAGATAATGTTCGCAAATTTGCTGCGAAAATTCGTAAGCTAGAAATAGCAAGATTATTAAGAAAACAATTAGATAAAGCTCAAGATAAAATTTTAGATGTCACAGGAACTGAATCTATAGGTAGTATTCTGGGCATAGCAGAAGATACTGTATTTGATTTTACAAATATGCTTAATGATGTTGATAATAATCCTATATCTATTAGTGACGACTTAGATGAATATATTCAAGGTCTGGTAGATAATAAAGTAGATCAAGTAGGTATACCTACAGGCTTTCCAGTATATGATCAGGCTATTGGTGGAGGATTACGACGAAGCACAGTTAATGTAATTGCTGCTAGACCTAAAACTGGTAAAACATTATTGTCTGATAATATGGGTTTCCATATCGCCAACAAATTACAGATTCCTGTATTGAATATGGACACAGAAATGACTAAAGAAGACCATATCAATAGAGTTCTGGCAATGATGACAGAGATTGAAATTAATGACATTGAAACAGGTAGGTTCGCTCAAACACCTAATAAAGATATGAAGGTAAAAGAAGCAGTCAAAGACTTAAAAAACACACGATTATTCTATAAGTCTATTGCTGGTAAGCCATTTGAAGATCAACTATCTATTATGAGAAGATGGTTAATCAAAGAAGTCGGATTGAATGAGGATGGTACTGCTAAAGACTGTGTTATATTTTATGACTATTTAAAACTAATGGATAGTGCTGGAATGAGTCAGGACATGAAAGAATACCAAGTTCTTGGTTTTATGATGACTGCTTTACATAATTTTGCTACAAGATATAAAGTGCCTGTGGTTGCTTTTATACAATTAAACAGAGATGGTATTACAAAAGAAAGCACAGACACAGCTTCTGGTTCAGATAGAATCGTTTGGTTGTGTAGTAATTTCAGTATATTTAAACGCAAAACATCTGAAGAAATTGCTGAAGATGGAGCAGACAACGGTAATAGAAAATTAGTTCCTTTAATTAGTAGGCATGGTGGAGGTCTTGATGATAACGATTATATTAATTGTAATATGAAAGGCTGGTGTGCTAAAATTACTGAAGGTAAAACTAAATTAGAAGTAATGAGTAATAGTAAAAATAATAACGATGGATTTATAGTAGAGGACGACAATGCTGATGACCAAGAAATCCCCTTTGAATGATCAAGCAAAACTAAAAGTTTTGTGCGATGACCTTTGTGATAATATAGAAGATCTATTGGAACACTTTGAATTGGACTATAAAGATCATGGTAAAATGATCAGCATGGCATGTCCTATACACGAAGGAGATAATGAGAGTGCTTTAAACCTATATGTTGAAGGAGACTCCTATAGAGGAAATTGGAAATGTAGAACACATGGATGTGAAAAATGTTTTAAGGGATCTATTATAGGTTTTGTAAGAGGATTATTATCTAATAGAAAACATCAGTGGAGTGAGGAAGGCGATAAGACCTGTACTTTTAAAGAGACTATTGACTTTGTCACTTCGTTTCTTAAAAAAGACCTAAAAGACATTAAGGTATCTACAGAAGCCAGAAATAAAAACAGATTTACTAATGCTGTGAATCAAATTAGAAATACAGCAAAAGTTGATACAACTAATTGTTTGACTAGAAATCGTATTAGGGGTTTACTAAAAATACCAGCACAGTACTATGTTGATCGGGGATTTACTCCAGTAATATTAGATAAATATGATATTGGTCTATGTAATAATCCTAATAGAGAAATGTCTAACAGAGTTGTTGCACCTATTTATGATCCTGATTATACATATATGATAGGTTGTTCAGGTAGGAGTATCTTTGAAAAATGTGATAAATGTGGATGTTTTCATAATCCTGATAATGATTGTCCTCAAGACCATCAAAAATATCTATATTCTAAATGGAAACATAGTGCTAATTTTAAAAGTCAAAATTCTTTGTATAATTTTTGGTTTGCTCAAAAACATATAAAAGATACAGGTATTGCTATTTTAGTAGAAAGTCCTGGCAATGTTTGGAAATTAGAAGAAAATAATATACATAATAGTTTAGGTATTTTTGGTGCGGCATTAAGTGATCGTCAAAAGATTATTCTGGACTCATCAGGAGCAATGACTATTATAGTTTTAACAGATAATGATGATGCTGGTAAAAAAGCAGCAGAGCAAATTAAAGAAAAATGTCAAAATACATACAGAGTATTTGTTCCATCTATTACTAAAGCAGATATCGCTGATATGACTTCAGAAGAAATTGATATGGAAATCAAAGATTATATAAGAGGTGTAGTATGATTATAGCATTTGCTGGCAGAAAACAATCTGGTAAAACCACATCCGCTGAATTTGTAAAAAACATTTTTGAAAATCGAGGATTGGGTATAGGTAAAATATATAATTTTGCTGATCCGTTAAAAACAGATGTTTGTATGAATGTGTTTGGTTTGACATATCATCAGTGTTATGGTTCTGATGAATCCAAAAACGAATTAGTCGATTGCTACTGGCCTGATACGGATAAGCAAATGACAGCTAGAGAAGTTATGCAATATGTAGGAACAGACATTTTCAGGAAAATACAGCACAACGTCTGGGCTAGTGCAACAATCAAAAAAATTCAACATGAAAAACCAGACTTAGCAATTATCGCAGACTGTCGATTTCCTAATGAGGTTGAAGCTATTAAAAATAGTGATGGTCTGGTTATTAAACTTAATAGAAACCCATACAACTCAACACACGCAAGCGAAGAGTCATTAGATGCCAATAGGTACGATGCTATAAACTTTAATTTGGTTATTGATAATGATGAATTGACTATTGGAAAGCAAAACGAAATTATTCATGACTTTCTAATAGATAAAGGAATTTTACCATTATAGTAACATACATTAGAAGTAGTTCGTATGGTACACATTCCATGTGTCCTATGCAATACTTTATAGAATATAATTTAGGTCTTAGATCACCGTCTAATAAAAAAGCAGATAAAGGGACTATTGTTCATAAGGTTCTAGAAATTTTAGCTTTTGTTAAATTGAATATACAAAATAATAATAGATATTTTGAAGATGATATCATAGGTTCAGTAGATATCACAAATTATAATCTAGATCATATGACAGAGAAGGTATATGGGTATTATACTTCTCAATTTACAAACCACGAATGGACAGTCAAAGATTATAAAGATTGCCATAAATGGGTCTACAAAGCGATTGAATATGGTGACGGTATGTTCGATCCTAGAAACCGAGAAATAGTTGAACCTGAACAACATTTTGACATTACTATTGATAAGCCTTGGGCTAAATATAGCTACGATACTAAAGAAGGTCATTTAGAAGGACAATTATCTATAAAAGGAACCATTGATTTAATTACGAAAGTGAATGATAATACATATGAAGTCATTGATTGGAAAACAGGTAGAAGATTAGATTGGGCTACTGGTCAAGAAAAAACCCTAAAGAAACTACATGATGATCCTCAGTTGATGTTATATTATTATGCAGTACATCATCTTTATCCTGATATTGAAAATATTATGGTGTCTATTGACTTTATTAATGATGGTGGAATGTTTTCTGTTTGTTTTAGTAAAGATAATTTATATCAAGTAGAGATGATGTTGAAAAGAAAGTTTGAAACCATTAGAGACACTAGCAATCCTCCACTTAATAAAAGTTGGAAATGTACTAAACTGTGTCATTTTGGTAAAAGTACGTTTGAGGATAGTCCTTATCTTCCAATTGTTGAATATAGACAAGGTCAATTAATAAACGTTGGAGACACAATGACTAAGTGCGAACAAATAAAACACGACGTAATCATCAAAGGTATGGATAGTGTGATTGACGAGTATCAGGCTGAAGGTTATAATATAGGACA